GTAGATCGTAACCAATTAGTTGGTACCATTTACTTGCAACCAACAAAGACTGCGGAATTCATTCAACTTGACTTCAACATTCTTCCAACTGGTACAACATTTGGTCAATAAAATAAAATACAGTTAAGATGAACGATAATACAATATTAAGAATCAAAGTACCTGCTCACCTATACGAAAGTGTAAAAGAGCAGTTGACTTTGAATGAAGCTAAAGGTGCTAATTCTTATGGAGGCTGGACAGTAGTAAAAGAAAAGAAGATGAAGACTCCTAAAGACGGTATGAAAAAAGTAGAAGAGGCAGATAAGATGGATGAAGCCCCAGCTAAAAAAGAAAGGACTCTAGAAGAGTTAAAAATGGCTAAAGAAGCGATTGAAAAGAAGATTCAAGAAATGGAGTCAAAAGAAGTTAAATAATTTGGTTATCGATATTTATAAGTGAAATAAAACTTAACATACAATGCCAGTATTGGATCCAAATGAAATAATGTTCACAGCGTTTGAACCAACAGTATCAAACAGATTTGTGATGTATATAGACGGTATCCCTTCTTATATGATTAAGAAGGCAGATGCCCCAGGTGTAACTCTAGATGAGATTAAACTCGACCATATTAACGTTTACCGTAAGATAAAAGGTAAGGCTTTGTGGAAAGACATGAACTTGTCTCTTTATAATCCCGTATCTCCTTCTGGTCAACAAGCTGTAATGGAGTGGGTACGTCTTCACCATGAGTCTGTAACTGGACGTGATGGTTATTCTGACTTCTATAAGAAAGACCTTAACTTATCTATTCTAGGACCTGTAGGTGACATTGTAAGTGAGTGGATTATCAAAGGCGCTTTTATTAAAGACGCAGCTTTTGGTGCTTACGACTGGTCAACATCTGATCCTACTGAATTAACACTTCAGATTGGAATGGATTATTGTGTACTAAATTACTAGACTAATAATTTTATATCTAAAAGAGCTCCTATACTAGGGGCTTTTTTTGTTTAATAAAACTCCTTATAGTTATATTTATAAATAAATACGTTTTATGTCTGAACAAAAGTTTACAGTACCAACAGAAGTTATAGAACTACCTTCTAAAGGTCTTATCTACCCTAAAGATAATCCTCTATCATCTGGCCAAGTAGAAATGAAGTATATGACAGCCAAAGAAGAGGACATACTTACAAATGTTAACCTGCTTCGCCAGGGCCTCGCCATCGAGAAGATGCTCAAGAGTCTAATTAAGTCACCAATCAACTACGAAGACCTAACCTTGGGTGACAGGAATGGCCTGTTGATAGCCGCTAGGATTTTGGCTTATGGTAAAGATTATTCTTTCTTATATACTAATCCAAATACAGGAGAAGAGGAAAGTGTCCAAGCAGACTTACAGAATCTACAATATAAACAAGTAGACTTTTCTCTTCTTGATAATAAGAATGAGTTTGAGTTTAAACTTCCTAAATCAGGTAATACTGTTACATTCAAAGTATTGACAGTAGCAGATGATAAAAAGATTGATGAAGAGATCAAAGGTGTAAAAAAGAACCTTGGTATTGAAGCCGGAGGAATATCAACCAGACTTAAGCATCAGATAGTAGCTATTAATGGTGAATATAGCGTTAAAACAGTTAGAGACTTTGTTGATCAAGGATACTTATTGGCTATTGATTCTATTGAACTACGTAAATACATGTCATCAGTTACTCCTGATATTGATATGAATATTAAAGTCAGACTAAAGGATAACGAGGAGGTGTCCTTGAGTCTACCAATGACTGCTGAATTCTTCTTTCCCGGGTCAGGACTATAGATCTATTTTTATGACTGAGGTATTTGAGCTTACCTACCATGGTGGTGGGGGCTTTACCTATTCTGAGGTATGGAACATGGATGTACCTAAACGCAGGTTTAATCTAAAGAAGATTGGAGACTACCTTGAAAAAGTAGAAGCCGCTCGTAATAAAGAGAGTCAGATAGTTACAGAGAATACTGATATGTCTAAGTTTAAAATACCAGATATAGTCAAAAATAAGTTAGAGGAACCTACGTTTGTTTCTAAAGTAAAAACTAAAAAGTAAATATTTATTCGTAGGTAATAATAACAAATGGCTGATAATCAAAATACACCAGGACCTGGACAAATTAAAGCAACAGGAAAAGAACTTTTAGATAGTCTAAAAGAACAGCTTCGGTTAGAAGGTGATTATAGAGACATTTTAAGAGACTCGGTAAGAGAATTACAAAAGTCTATAAAACAATATGATACTATTAGTGCTAAACTAGAATCTTATAGTACTAGCACTATTAATATAAAGCAAGTTCAAACTGAAATAAGTAATAACTTAGTAAAGCAAAACATTAATAAGATAAAGCTTAATGAAACTACAAAAAAATTAGGCGGTTTAGAATCAAATCAAGTTAAAATTGCGGATGATTATTTAAAATCTTTAGAAGAAAGAAGCAGTCTAGAAGACGATTATCTATCAAAAAGATCTCAGTTTTATGGATTAGAAAATAAATTAAAAACGACTAAAGAAGAAGAGTTTAAATCAATAAGCGACTATTTTAGTAAATTAGAAACTCAAAGAAAATTAGAAGAGTATATTGTCACATTACGTGATAAAAAAGGTAATAATGCAAAAAAAGACTTAGCTTTTAATGAAGAGAAGTTAACTAAGCTAAAAAATGAAACCGCCTTACAACAGCAATCTTTTAGTATAGATCAACAAGATTATATTAATTCAAAAAATCTTATAGATCAAGCAAATGAGTCTATAAAAAAGAAAGAAGAAGAAATTGCTATTACGCAAAGATCATTAAATTTAGAACAAGCTGCATATATCCAAGCTAAGAAAACTAATGAACTATTTGAATCTAATAATGAAAAATTAAAAACTCAAGAAGATTTTGAAAAAAGATCTCAAAAAAATGCAGGTCTTTTTGGAAAGTTAATAGCAGGAGTAGCAGATAAGTTTAAATTAGGAGAAGACGTTCAAAAAAGTATGGTTGAGCAGCAGAAAAAATTAGCTGCTGATGCAATAGCTTCTGGAAAAAAATCTGGAACTTTTTACGATAAGTTAAGTGTAGCTAAAACAGGAATTAAAAGTTTAGGTGCAGGGTTAATAGATACTTTTAAGACGGATCCTGTAATGAGATATGGCGTTGCAATAGGTTTAGTAACTTTAGCGTATAAAGGAGTCAAAGCCGGTCTTGATATGGTAGGTAATGCTGCTGCTAAAGCGGGTAACTTTATGGCAGGCTTAACTGAAGACTCTTCTAATATAGTTAGAGGACTAACCTCAGGTATATCAGATTTAGCTAGAAAAATACCACTAGTAGGAGGATTAATTGGAGGTCTAGTAGATGGATTTTCAGCTTTATTAGACTTAGTAATAGGAGTTGATGATAAGATTGTAAAAGCAGGTAGGCAGTTAAATATGACTGCTAATGAAGCCAGAGCTTTTAATAGGACTCTACAAGATGCTTCATTTAATAGTAACAATATATTTGTTAACTCTAAGAAGTTACTAGAATCTCAAGTAGAGCTTACCAATCAACTTGGTGTTGTTAATACATTTAATAAAGAAATACTTGAGACTAATATCATGCTTAAGGACTTTGCAGGTCTAGAAGCAGATGTTAGACAAAGAATAGTTGAGCTTTCTATGGTTAATGGAAAGACTGCTCAAAATACTACTAAAACTATACTAGCCCAAGTAGAAGGATTAAAAAAGGCTACTGGTATTGAATTCCAGAGCCAAAAGATACTCAAAGAAATAGCATCACAATCAGGTTATATTGGTCTACAATTCACTAAATACCCAGCGCAATTAACTAAGTCTTTACTTACTGTTAAATCAATGGGTCTTGAATTAAAAGACCTTGATTCTATGGCTAGTTCATTCTTAGACTTCGAATCATCAATATCAAAAGAGTTTGAAGCTCAACTATTAACAGGCAAGAATATCAACCTAACTAAGGCAAGAGAGGCATTCTTAAATAATGACTTAGTAACTGCAGCGTCAGAAATAACAAGACAGATAGGAACATCTGAGGACTTCTTAAAACTAAATCGCATTCAGGCTGAATCTTTGGCAGATGCGTTTGGAATGAGTCGAGATCAGCTAGGTGAAATGCTTCGTCAACAAGAAATATTAGCAGTTGTTGGAGGAAAGCAAGGAGATACTGCTAAAAAACAGTTAGAGTTAGGTAGACAGAAATATCAGAACGAAAAGGCTTTAGCTGCTGCACTAGGAGAACAAAACTATCAAGCATTAATACAAGGGTCTACTCAAGAAAAAATAGCTGCTTTTATAGATAAAATAAAACAGTCCGTAGTTGACTTCGTAGAGAGGACTAACATTATTCAGAAGATAGAGAAGTTTGTAAATATGTTGCAGAATCCAGAAGTAATACAAGGTATAATAGGTAAAATACGAGATACAATTTCTACTTTTATAGAAATAGCTGGAGAGTTATTAGCAGACATAGTAGAAGTGGGTGGAGATATAGCAGACACGCTTACTCCATTTAGTAGTACAGATTATAGTGATAGGGCTGATATATTTGCTGCTAAGGTAAGAGCTAATTCACTTGAAATGGCTAAAAATGTAAAGTCTCTTGGAGGAAACTTACAACCTGTAACAGTTGGAGATAAACAAGCAGTTAAAGAAGCAAAGTCAAATCAACAAGCACCTAGTCAACAACCAGATAATAGAATGAAACCGAATCCAGAAAATAATAAAGACATGGTTATCAATCTACATTATCATAATGCTGATGAAATAAACACATTCAGTACTAAGCTAGGTAAAGGTATTTCTATAGACACTCAATTTGGACACTCAGGTTATACAGTAGCAAATAATAACGCGATATAATAAATAAAAAATGCCACTAATAGATCTAAAGACCAATCTGAAAAGCATAAAATATGGTAGCGACCAACCAGGTGGTGGTTACTCAGGTCTACCATATATAAAAACAGCTTTACCTGATGTACTAAATGGTGCAGGTACGTCTAGTCCTATATTCAGGATTGGCTCAACTGGTAATTTAGACTACCCTATTCGTGGAGGAAACCTTAACTTTAATATAGGTACTCAGACCTTTACTCTGTCTAGTCAAGTAGATAAGTCAAGGATCAAGAAGTTCTTTGAGGATGCACCAAGAGGAACTGCGTTTATACAAAAACAGATTGGCCTACAACTATCTAACCCTAAAATAGAGACAGGCAATACTTTATATGGTCTAGGACAAGGAGATCCTTTACCTGGCTTGTTAGAAAACACTAGAGTCTATAATAGAGGAACAAACACATTAACTCAAGTTGGCGTTTCAGGAACAGGAGCACATGCTATACGTCATGGTCTAATGCCATTTAATCCTTGGCAAAAGAACTATTACGATATTGTTAATAAGCAGAATGTAAATCAAGACCTTAGTACAAATAGGCTATTGATTCTTAACCAGCTTAAAATGTCTTCTGGTACTTCTCAGTTCGTTAACACTCAGAATATACCTAATATAGAGTTAGTTAATAACTTAGGCATATCAACTAATCGAAACCTTATATTTCAATATTGGGGTGGGCCTGGTTCTGTATATGGAGTTGGTACTACTACTATTAAAAGAGCTGTTGACACTACTAGATTATCTGGAACTAATGGTATGTCATACGACCAGATAATGTCAATGAATAATAATAAAGACAAATACACTAATAATTTATTTGGAAGAACTATACCGACTATACAAGACTTTAGAAATCAGATTACAACAAACCAACCTTATACTCCTTGGGGAAATAATGAAGTAGACAAGCGATTCTATGTATCAGCAGGATCATATAAAGATAAGATGAACCTACTTTACCCATTTGCATTTAAGAATGATACTGCGCCATGGGAAATAAACGCCGATAAAACAGACGATCTTGTCAAGTTTGTATTTGAAGCAATATCAAATGATGATCCTAACTATTCTACTGCCATATTCTTTAGAGCATTTTTAACTGCTGGAATAACTGACAATAACTCGGCTACTCTAAACTCATTTAAATACATGGGTAGAGGTGAGGACTTCTTTACTTATCAAGGATTCAGTAGAACTATTAGCTTTGCATTCAGAGTTGCTGCAGGTTCAAGAGACGAACTAAGACCATTATATAATAAAGTAAATACACTAGTTAGTCAGGTTTATCCTGATTATAGCCCTACTCAAGGAATAATGAGAGCATCTGTAGTTAGAATAACATTAGGCGATTATATATATAGAGTTCCTGGCTTCTTAGAGAGTGTTAACATTACTGTAGACAATAATACCCCTTGGGAAGTAAACCTTGAGAAGAGTCAGACTGGAGATATAGCACAGCTTCCTCAAGTATTAGACATAGCAGTTTCATTTAGACCTATTATGGATGTGCTGCCTAGAAGATCTTCTTTAAGAGTATATTCTGCTGAAGAAGTTACTGATACTTTTGCTACTGAAACTCAAAATCCTGCACTAATTGCTAATGGTGGAACAATTATAAAAAATGATCCTTTAAGTTTAGATCTAACGACTAGAAATAGATTGGCAGAAATAAGACAGAATATAGAATCTCAAGCACCGCAAAATTTAAGAACCAATCAGTTCAGATCTAATTTTGAAAGACAGTTTAATCTTAATTTAAATAGATAATGAACTATAGATACCAAAGCATACAAGTCAAAAAGAACTCTCAAAGAGGGAGTGAATTCTATTCTAATAACATATACCCTGATATTCCTTTATCTAATGATGATAATTATATTATAGCAGTATTAGGAGATAGATTAGACTTAGTGGCTTTAGACTTTTATGGCGATACAAGCTTTTGGTGGGTAATAGCTTCGGCAAATGCACTCTCAGGAGACTCATTATATATAGAACCTGGAATGCAGATACGTATTCCTTCTGATTTATCTGCGGTTTTAAATGATTATAAACTAGTAAACACTACAAGATAGTTATGGCATTAGACAATAAGATATCAAATATAATTGGAGCCAAACTTCCTCAATGGGTACTAAACCAATTAGGGACTAGGTCTTTTCAAAACAATCAAGACTATAGAGACAATAATAATATTTTATATCTAGCCAATAAAACTGCTTGGGTTAGACTAGTATCTTCAGTTGATATTGTAGATCAACAAGATCAAAACTATTTTAAAACCACACTAGGAGTTAATATACAAGATAAAACGACTCTAGCAAAAGAGTTTGTTTTATTTGGAGGCACATCAAAATACCTTAACAAGAACTCTTATCAAATAAGATCAGGTATAGGTAAAGATGGAGCTTACGGCATACTAGGAAACGATGAAATAAAAAAGTACGGCTATAAGCCAATGCCAGGTATTACTAGCGTTAATATAGAGACGCAAGGTAGACTTGGTTCAGTTAGAGCTGCTACAGTAAACTTTAAATGTTGGGATAAAAGCCAGTTAGATATAATAGACGCTCTGTACTTTAAGCTTGGCTTTACCATGTTTCTTGAGTGGGGCCACACATATTTTTATCCTAGCTTTGAAAACAATCAAAAAGTAGACCCAAATAAAATACAGTCTACAGAACTATATAGTATTGATCCATTTCAACCAGATCTATCAAAAGAAAGAGTCTTTTTTCAAATAGCAAAAAACTCTAGACAGGCTGAAGGTAACTACGATGCTATGTTAGGGATGGTAACTAACTTTAATTTTACTTATACTCAAGACGGAGGTTATGATTGCACTCTTAGAATAATGTCTTTAGGTATACTGGGAGACTCAATAAAGATAAACAACGCTCCTACGCTTCCTAACTTATTACAAGAACAGATAACCAGGTATAATAATACATTAGCAAAAATACAAAAGGCAATAGCTGATGCAGCGGCAAAAAATACGAGTACATCTGAAGATCCAGAATTTCCTGATTGCGTTACTTCTATTCCAGGAGCTAAAATAAATAATTTATCAGAGAATGCAATTTCAGGAAAAGGATTCCCAGCAAAAGCACTTGATTCAAAAGCCGTATATGCAAATGTTAATAACATTGGTTATTACTTTTATAAAAATGGTAAATGGCAAACATCAGGTCTTTCTGTTTCTGGATCATGGAAATGTATTAGCGGAGTTTTACATATAGACGGAAAAGAAGCTTTTGCAGATAAATTTACTTATCAGTCAGTTTTAAATAAAGCAAAAAACCCAGCGTCTTTAGAATCTTCATTACAAGAACGATATTATTTAATAGAGGATCAAGGAAACTATGATTATTTTGCAATAGATAAGTTTAAAAATCTGCTACCTATAGATTCTAATAAAGAAATTATTGCAACTTTAAACTTAGCTACTGTAGAAAAATTACCTTCTTTTTCTTCAACAGGCAACAGCTTTATTGATCTATTGTTAAATGCTTTAGATAAAACAAAAAATGATAGAGAAGGTTTTTTATTAATAGGAACAAGACAATTTGCGCCATTAAATAGAAACGATATAGATAAAAACGGAAACCCTAAACCTGTATCTACTGATTTAAATAGCGGAATTGGAATAAGATATACAGCACTAGAAAATTTACAAGAAGGGACATTTGGAAATGAAGATTACGATGTTGAAATAGAGTATAGTGGATTAAATAGAAAACCGTATTCTGTAAGACTGCAGTACGATTATTCAGCAAAAGCAGATGCTACAGCCGGATGGACAGTAAAAGCATCTTCAAAACAGGAAAAAATTCAAGACGCTATAAAAGTAGCCGTAGTAAATAATCAAACTCAATGGAAAATAACCTCTGTTGAAAATACTCCATATACAAATAGATTAAGCGGTAATGAAAATACAGGTACTTTTGTAGCAGAGACTGAAATAAAAGTATTAATAAATGAATCTAAATTAGAGCAAACTGGAACTGATTCATCTGGAAAACCTATTAATAAAATTGCCTATAAAGATAGAGAATACAGATTATTATTAAAACTAACTTTTAGTGATTTATCTATACTATCTTCTTTTTCTATAACTGATACAAAAGACTTAATAAGTCCAAAAGACGTCGTAAACCCAAATTCTGCAAAACAAAATCTAACTGATCAAAATCAAGTACAAAATACTAATACTAGTCAAGAAAACCCAGGTCAGTCTACAGATCCTACACAAACAAAACAAGCCATAACTTCCCAGTCTGCTATAGAGCTTATTCTTAGAGCAATAGAAGTTAGAGCTTTAGATAATGCAATCACTAAATCTGGTTTAGCTATTGGTAAACAAGTACAAGATCTAAAACTATATGAGAAGGATCAATTAGACTTTCTTAATAGTCTATTCTCAACTGGTATAATGTCTTCTTTTATAAAAGAGCTAGCCGGTGATTTTAAGCCGGTAACTAATACTGAATATGAGAAAGATATATCTGATGTTGATAGATTTAAAATTCATGCTAAGTATGGATTTGCTACTAGTTTACTAGGCAATAAAGAAAACATAGAAGACTTAGTACCGAACAACTATAAAGAGACTCTAATAGCATACGCGGTACCTTACGAGATCAATCAAGAGATACAGAAAGGAACGAATATTATTCATCCAGTATATATTCCATTTAGTCTACTGATAATGATATTAAATCATAGTTGTACTATATATGATACTAAAAAGACATTCCAGACTCCTTTAGTCTATATTGACTATAATAATAATCTTAACTTCTTTTTGAGTAATGCTCAACAGTTAAGTACCAATCCTTTTGTTACGATAATACCTTATGAAGGCACATCGCAAGACTTTAAGTCCCTATTTGATAGTAGCATAATTGATGGTGGTGCGATAAAGGCTTTATCAGGAAGTACTGAGACTATGCCTATATTCAATACTAAAGAAGACGCTCTATCTGATTCAATACTTA